TTCAAGTGCTCGCCAAGCTCATCTAAAAGTCTGTCAGCGGCGTAAAAAATATAATACTCAGGGTTTTTGTTAAACTCTAACGCTCTAAGTTGCGCAGGTGCTTTAATGTTGATAAATTGGCTTATGTTCATCTTTTATCTTGCCTTAATTAATTGTGTTTTTTCTATAATAATAAACAAGGGGTTAATATGTCAATACTTATTGTTAAAATAATAAGGCGCCTATACCGTGCTTAATTAATTTCCTCTGACTTGCAAATCTACCTAACGGCCTTAATCGTAGGTTAGTTGTCAGTATTATCTTGAAATGTTAGAATTAGCCATGACTAAAAATCACAGTAAGACAGCAAATATAGCTGACAGACAGCCCGCAATAACTGTATACAATAACGGCTCGATCAATGTTATGCGTGTTAGTGATTTGCGGCGTTTGGCAAACGGGGCTATTTACGACGGCAACAAGGATCACCTTATCTCTGTGCTATCTAGGGCTGTTGTTGATTTGACAAGTGGTTAGTTAATTTGCTAACCGGGTATAATAATTACTCTATTTTGATGATGGGAGTTAAATTTGGCAACCGATTACAACGATTTAGCGTCTCAGCAGATCATTAACTTGCAGCGTGTAGCTACTCAGTTATTAAAAACTACAGTATACCCGTCACTAAATGAAGCCTATAAGGCGGCGCGGCTAATACTTGCTGAATACGATGAGATAAACTTTTCTGACCTAAACAAAATATCCGCCGCCATCCGTAGAGAAGTTAAATCTGCTACCGCTCAGCCATGGTCTGACGTAACAGAGCAGTTTGAACAAACAGGAATTACAGCCGCAGCATTCACAGCCGCGATTATTAATGAAACTGCCAATGCAAATTTAAAAATCCCCGCAGAGCAAAAAATTATCAACTACATCAATAGATCACTGATGAGCTTAAGCGGTCCTACAAAAAAAGCGGGCGTGTGGGCCGAGTTTGTTCAGGCTCAAATTGACAGCAATGTTAATACATACAACAACATTATAAAAAGCGGCTTTAGCGACGGATTAACTATTGCCCAGATAATAAAAGAACTGAAAAAGGCAACCGATGGCCTATTAACAAATCAAGCCGAGGCATTGTCTAGGACTGGGATTAATCACTACGCAAACCAAGCCAACATAGCAATGGCTCTAGATAACAAAAACATCGTAGAACGTGAAGTACCAGTTGTTACATTTGATAGTAATATTAGCCGTATTTGTGTTGGCATTGGTTCTAAGTACGGCTTGCGAGGTTGGCCTATTGGTGAATCACCTGTAGGCTATCCTCCATACCACTACAATTGCAGGACCGTTATACAATTTCTAGTTAAAGGCCAGAAAAATCTAGGCGGAACAAGGTCGAGCGTAGGCGGTCAATCTGGCAAAGCCGCAAGAGAGGCATTTGAAAAAAGAAGGGATAGAACTGGCAAAAAACCAAGCCGCCGAGGTCGAATCGATGACAATATATTCAAACCGGGGCAAATACCAGCAAACACTATATTCGACACATTTTTAAAACGCCAGCCTAGGTGGTTTGTTGAGGCTACTCTAGGAAAGACGGGAGCCAAGCTTTTTTTAGATGGTAAACTATCCCTAAGTAAATTTTCAGATCTTCAGGGTCGCCCGTTAACAATAGCAGAGTTAAGAACGCTTAACGCGCGCGCTTTTGACCGCGCCGGGATTTAGTGCTAGACATTATGATGTAATCTAGATTAAATGGATCGTTAATAAGAGCGTCTATTGTTTGTGGTATCTTATTACCGATAGATACACTTGTTGAGGTTGAATATTCAATAGGGTCTGTTTTTGTCGGCATTGAAAGCTTAATTTCAGAATTAACACCATCAAAATAAACCGACATTATCGCACTATCGCTCTTAATAAAATACGATATGAAATTACTGGATTTTAGTTTTTTAATTTGGTCTTGTGTCATCTTTTAGGCTGCTTATGTAAAATTGTACTTCATTGCTTAATTTATCAGAATGCCCATGAAAGCAGCTTACAATTAAAGCGTCTTGCGCTGCTTTTATGGCTTGAATTATTGCCTTGTCTTTTTGTTTAGACCTTGCAACATAAAGAGCTACAGAGTAAGAGAATTCACCATCTACACTAGCCAAGGCGCTAGGTTGGTCCAATAGATAACTCTCAACAATGTTTGTTTGTTTAATGGATTTTTCGTTTTTAGTTAGCTGCTCAATATGCCGAGATATATAAACAGATATTTGTACTATGTCTTTATCGGCAAGGTATTTTCCTTTTTTTAGCTTTATGTATTCATCAACACTGATCATTTTGCAAGCTCAAATTTGTTTCTTTTGACAACTATAACACAAAAAAAATTTGCAACTGGTCCGACCAGTGTTATAATTGCGGTAATATTTTAACTGTGAATTTTCATGACAACTGTTGATAACACATTAAATCACCCAGATTACAACACTGCAAAAGACGATCTTTTGCTAGTGCGTGAGTGTATGTCTGGCGAAAGCGAGCTAAAAAGGAGCGTCAACAGGAAAATATACATACCAGATCCAAGGTACATAGACGGGAAGGCAAGGACAGCTCAAGCTATAGCCGAATACAATTCCTACCTTGAAGGTGCAGAGTATGACGATTTTGTTAGTCCAACTGTATCGGCGTGGGTTGGGCTTTTAAATCTATCAAAATGCGAGTTCGAACTACCCCCGGTTATTGATTATTTGGAGAATAATGCGGACGGTGATGGCACCAGCCTTACCGCCTTGATGAGCATGGCCGCTAGCAATGTTTTTCAAACAAAATATCACGGCTTACTAGTTGAGTACGGGATGGGCTTGCCTGATATACAGACAAATACTTTAACAAGGTCCGAGCAAAGAGATTTTGGTATACAGGTAAGTATAAAATCCTACAAGAGAGAGTCTATACGCGATTGGGGTTTTATAAATGTTGGCGGAGTTAAAAAACTTTCTTATCTAAAATTATCTGAGACGGTAGAGGTTAGAGGCGAAAACAACACGCTATCAACAGCAACAAATTATCTAACTTTAGCGCTTGATGATGATGGGTATTACTATCAAAAGAAAGATTACCAAAACGCTGAAAACAAAAATACAACAGAGATAATTTACCCCGAAGCAAACCGCAACAAATTAACTGAAATACCATTTGTTTTTTTAATGGATGAAGAAACAGAGCCCGGATTCATACCACGCAAAATGGGGCCTATTTACCCTATAGCTAAAAAGGCAATTGCAAGGATGAGGACAAGTGCTGACCTCAATAGGTCGCTAAAAATAACGGGCGTACCGGGTGTGTTCACCAAGGGGTGGAAGATTAATGATGATGAGCTATTTGTTCAACTAAACGAAGGCCGAAGAAACATAGCGTTCGGCGCATCAAACAACCTGCCTAACGATGTTACTGTTGACATTGTGCAAATGGCCGGATCTGGTCAGCCCTTGTTTGAAAAAATGGACAGAAACCAAGAGGAAGCAAAAGCGCTCGGGGCCAGATTCGACTTCCAAAAAAACAAAAATCAAACTGCTACAGAGTCAAACAATATAAAACAAAAAGAGACTGCAATGTTAATTAATGCAGCTAGTGAAATTGAATACTGTTTTGAAAAAATTTTATATTGGGCGTCCATGTTCGAAGGTGATGAGCAGGAGACGCAAGTAACCATAAATAAAGATTTCAGCAATGTCAAACTGAGCCCAGAAGAAAGAAAGGCGGTTCGGGATGACGTTACTATGGGCCTGATCAGTAAAGAACAGGCGATACAAATTTACATTGATGGGGGTATTTTACCAAAAGATTCCCTAGATGTGATCGGCGAATTATCGCCCATTAGTGCAACAGGATAATTTGTAATTATTCTGGTTGTGTATTAGCTATTGATTGCAATTTGTAATTGTTTGATTTAGCGAAAATGTCTGTGACATTAAAAGGAAAACATATGAACATTAAATTTGACAGTTTAGAAAGTGCACCAGAAGAGATGCGAGAACATTTAGTTGAGCACAAAAGCGGTGATAACACTCAATTTGTACATAAGGATTATGCTGTTTTATTAGCTAATGCAAAACAAGAGGCCCAAGGTAAGCATGAGGCTCTTAAAAAAGCAAAAGAGCTAGAGGAACAGATAGCGGAGCGAGACGCCCAAGAGAAAGCAAAAGCTGAAGCTCTAGAAGCTGAAAAAAAGCAGATGCTAGCAGAAAAGGCCGAGGTCCTTGAAAAGAACAAGGAGTTTGAGAAGCTTATCGAAGTTAAAGCGGAGCAGGCTGCAAGCGCTTATAATGATCTTGATGGCAAATATCAGCAGATGAAAAGCAGCAGCGCGGACCTTGCCGAACAAAATGCTGCTTTAAAAGCGCAAATTACTGACGCTGCTAAAACTGAATTATCCAGCAAGCTCGCGCCTTTGTTTCAAGACAAGCACAGAGCAGCAGCCGATGTACTTCTAAAGAGTCAACGAATAAGTGTTACAGATGATCACAAGGTAGTCGTTTTAGATCAACAGGGTCAAGAGTTAGGTGAAGATATTGAGCAAATCAAAATCAGCTTGCAAAATGACGCAATGTTTAACTCGATGTTAGCTGGTTCTGGCTCTACTGGCGGTATGGCTGGAGGTTCTGGTAATCGAACAGGAAACCCTGCAATCACAAATAAACAATTTAGCCAAATGACGCTCCAAGAAAAAACGGAGTACATGGCTAGCAAGATAAATTAGAGGTAATCATGGCTTTACAAAATATGAGGGTTTTCAATGACTTTGCCTATGGCACAGCAACGGAAACAATTCAGCAACAAGTAGAAGTTTTTAACAGTGCAACGCGAGGCGCGATCACTTTGGTCGGCGCTTCAAATGGTGGCGATTTTAATTACACCACAATGTTTGAACAGATTTCAGGGTTGGTTAAAAACCGTGACGCATACGATTCAAGTACAACATTAACCCCAGTTGATTTAGCACAGTTAGGTGAAGCATCGGTTAAAATTGGCGGTACAACGGAACTTGTCAGGTATCAACAACAACAATTTGATTGGATCAATCAAGAACAACAAACGGCTGGTACCGCATACGGTGAGCAGGTAGCACAAGCTATGCTCCAATATATGCT